ATATCTAATTTCTTAGTATGTATATATAATAACACCGTTTTGACTAAAGGTCAACCACTTTTGGATTCTTTTTTCTGTCTAGTAAGGGCTTTTTGTAGCCCATATTTACGTACATCGCCACTAAAAAGACTCAATTCCATGGCCTTTTTTTCGTTTGTAACTATAATACATCTCTGCGCCAAATAGTAAGGACAATCTATAAAGTTATCCATCCATATTATTGTATTAGTAGTAAGTTCGAATTCTGGAGGATATGGTATTTCGTAAGTTTGTAAATCTATCTGTTGTGTAATAAATTCAAATCCAGCATCAGTAAGTCTTAGTCCGCCTGTTTCTTTGCCTCGAGTGTTCTTCCACCATAAAGGCATGTACTCCTTTACAGATAATTCACTTATAGCTTTACCTGATTGTTTTAAGAATACTTTTGTGTATGTTTCTTTCCAATTCATTCTTCAACAGTTTCACCTGAAGTTAATTTAACAACAGTAAATTGGTCTGTTTTAAAAAGAGAATTCATTTTCGTAGCAAGATTATGTGCATGCCCAGGATTTGAAAAACTAGTTTTTTTATATTTAGGTCCAGGATAGCTTGTAAGAACGTTTGAACTTTTTAAGTTAAACGGAGCATTTTCGTAAAAGACAGCCCAAATGGCTTCAGCTTGTAATACTTGGTCAGCTTTATATGTTTTTTTATCAATGTGCTCTGCTAATACAGTTGGTTTTGGTCTACTCATATGCGTTCCTATCTTATTAAGTACGCATATATTTATCCTTTTTTAGCCAACTTTTTACGCCAAATCCAATATACAATCTTGTATATAGGGTACGGTACTGGAATACTAAAACACCGTTTACCTTTTACAACAATTATATCCCAGTACCAATGCCCTTGTATATGTGAAAAACCTATTATACCGTAGTTAGAGTTGTTTATTACCAACCAGTGCCGCCGTCCATTGTGACTTTGATAACTTCGTCTTGACCTGAGTTTTTACGTGCAAGTATCTGTTCAAGGTCACCGTTTAATCTAGTCATTACTTCACCTAGTGTAAATGCTAATCGTTTAGCTTGTTGAATATCTAGTTTAACTTCTTTGGCTTGACCGGCATCTGCGCTTTTTACTTGTGATATAAATTGCTGAATTGGAGCAGTATTTAGAGGATCATTTTGAATTGACACGTGATAACTCCGTTCTCATTTCTATTTCTGTTTTGAAAGGTCCTCTATATTCATAACGTTCTATTGTTATTAGTTTAGGACAAAAACTTTTAACCCAACCCTTTTCAAAACGTATGGTATAATATCCTGCACAATATAAACTTTTACTTTTTTTGCTCTTTGTAAATAGTGGCAACTTACGTTTTACATCATACATATCATTATAAGGTAAACAACTAGTTGGATATGTGTTAACAATTTTTTCCGGCTTTGTTTCCTTAATTGTCAAGTCTTGCCAACTAACTTTGCTTTGCAAAGATTCTTGTATTTCTAATGTATCGTTAAAAAATCTACTTCCGTTAGAATCACTAAGCATATATTGTTCGTCATTGAAACTAATAGTTCCTACGTTCTCGCTGTTATTAGATAAAATCCAAAACTTGTTTTTAACTATTTCTTTTGCTTTCATATTGGGTACCTCGCTTGTAGTGGCTCTGCAAATGATTGTGCTTGATCTGCAATACGTTGCATATCCCATTTAGCACAAAACTTCATAAGACGCATACCTACTTGTTGTACTTCTTTTGGCGTCATATGATCTTCAATTACATCGTTAATAATACTTCTAATATTACCGGGTTGTGCTGTCAAGTCACATAGTGTAACATTACGTTGATAGTCATCTAGTACACGGTGCTCTACACCTTCGTGATCAGTCCAACGTTGTAACATCATGTTATTCCAGTTGTAGCCCTTAGTGTCTTTGTCTGCAAATGCTTCAATAAGGCCTACTTTGTTCTTAGTGCCTTTCTTACGTACACCTGGATATGCACTAAACACATTGTCACTAGTATCGCCGCGCATACACTTCTCAAACAACATAAACGCAGGATCAGGTGCAGGCTTTGCTTCTTTAGTTTTCTTGTCAATTACAGGTTTGCCTTTGTCGTCAAAGTAACCTTCGTGTGTAATTGTAACATTTTGTATACCGTTGTATTGTTTTACATTAGGTGCAACCAGTTGTGCAAAGTCGCCGTCAGTACTAATAATAATGTGATTGTCATTAGGATGTGCTTGTACCCAACCTGCAATAAGATCATCTGCTTCTAGTTCAGGATGACGCATGACAGTACAATTAGTCTTATCTGTAACAAAGTCCTTAAACTCATCAAAGCACTCCCAAAACACTTTATCTTCTTCTGCTTGTGCAGGAGTAAGTGCATCACGACTTTCTTGTCTATTACGTTTGTAAGGCTCGTAAAAGTCCTTACGCCAGCTACGACCTTCTAAGCAAAACACAACATGATCAGCATCAAAGTCACGCCATGCTTTTTTAACACCACTAAGTGTTATATGGAATGCCATGCCAATTTTAGTGTCAATGTCGCCACGTACTACATGCCTAGCACGAAAGAATGTGTTAGCTGTGTCTACCAGTATATAAGTTGCCATTAGTTTGCCTTTGTATAATTTATAGTATTATTATAGCACCAGATCTGGCTTGTGTCAAGCATTAACTTACTTCACTTTTGTCTTTGTCAATTGGCACTACGTTAATGTAACCCATTTCTCTTGCAGTATTCATACCTTGTTCTCCAAGTATTTGTACAGCAATAGTTTTAAACCAACCGTCTACAATTTCTTCATTAGTTTCGCCTGAGTATCCTGCATCAAGTAGTTCTTCAATAAATTGATTGTTCCAATCGAGCTCGAAGAATCCGTTCTTAATGTTATCGGGATTAAGTTGTGTATCTAATACAGCTACCCAAGGTTCACCTTTAGCAGTTGCTTCTTCTTTTTCTTTTGCAAGAATTGCTCTACGTTTGTCTTCGTTCGTTGTTACTGTTTCTTCTTTTTTACCTTGTAATTTACTTACAGTGTTTTTTATTTTATCCCACATATTTTACCATCCTGCCTTTCTAATCCTATCTTGGTCAATAGGAGCTTTCATTGCTTTATCTAACTGTTCGTTAGTTTCTTTTTTGATATCATATAACGCATCCATATCTCTACTATGTTCCCCAGGCATTTCCGAATAAGCTGATATGGAGTCTGGGGGTAAATCGCCATCCTTCTGCCATACACGCTTCAGCAACGTCTTTGACGTTGAGGGAATATTCTTCACTGCGTCCGCCCAACGGCATAAGATATACCGGACATTCCACCCCGGAACTTCTGTAAGTGTCCACAGCTTTTTTAACTTCGTCAAAATCGTCTTGAGTAGCGACAACAAACTTAAAATACATGTCACTGCCGTCAACAAGGCTATACTCGTGAGCCACATCAGGCTTAATAGCAGTATCCCAAGGTTCTCCACTAACGCTAAGTTTTGGGGAACAAGACCAAGTGACTTGGATTCTGTCTTGATTGTTGAGATAGTCGAAGAGATCATCGTGTAAATGTTGTGTAGTATTTGTTTCAAATGTAATGTTCCTTAAGTCTTTCATACGTGGATGTTCAAATAACTCTACATACAGTCGTTGCCACGCCAACAACGGTTCGCCACCTGTCATGATCAAATGTACATCTTGACCATTATCCTGTACCCATTTACCATTAGGTGTAAGAGATAGTAAATGTTCAACTACTTCGTCAACGGTTGCTTGTCTATTAAACTTTTTAAACTCAGGATAGATACTTGCATATGTATCACAACCTGTATGTATAATAGGTAAGTCGTTAAACTCTTTTGTAGTTTCGTGTACTCCTGCATCAAGTAACCCTTGTACTTCTGCATTATGAATAATACCTTGTTTTTGTTTTTCAGCACGATCTGGTTCGCCTGTTAATCCAAAGTTCATGCAACGAAAGTTACAACCGAATGTACGCAGGAACACACTAGGTACTCCTACAAACTTGCCTTCGCCTTGTACGCTGTAAAACGCTTCTGAATATCTTAGTTTCATATTAGGCTCCACATGCAAACTGTTGTTGCAATTTAATATTGTCCATAAACTCTTTCTTAGTACCTGGGTCTTCATTAAATGCACCACGTAGCACAGTTGTCTGTGTTAAACTACTATGTGCTTTAATACCTCTATTCTCACAACAACCATGTGTTGCTTGAATGTAAACACCAACATTTTTAGTACCTGTTGCTTTTTGAATCTCGTCAGCAATAACATTATTAAGTTCTTCTTGTAGTGTACCTCGTCTAGCACACCATTGTGCAATACGTGTATACTTGCTAAGACCAATAAGTTTATCTGCGGCAATAATACCAATGTATGCTACACCAACAACTGGTTGATGATGATGTGAACAAACACTTCTTAGTTCACTACGTACAACTAACATGCCTTCATAACCATTTTCAATATGATTAGGAAATGCTGTTGCGTTAGGCATAGGATCATAACGTCCTTGCATTAATTCATTAATATACATTTTAGCAAGACGTCTACCAGTGTCCATACTGTTAGGATCATTTTCTCTGTCAATAATTAAACTGTCTAGTACTGCTTCGAACTTAGGTGTAAGCTCGTCAATCAATTCTTGTTTGTCGCCTTCTTGTAACACATGACTAATATTGTCACCTGCCCAATATCTAATGCCTTCGTCTTCTAAACGGGCTTTTATTTGTTCACTTTTACTCATTCATTTCTCCGATGTTAAGGCAGTGGATTGCCTGTAATAGTTTATATTATACAATATATTTAGGTTTTTGTCAACCTGTTTCGTAATTTTCTTCTCCCTTCGATATACTTTTTATATCTATAGGGGTGAAAATCTTTGTAATATTCTTTCTTTTGAAAGATATCACTTGCATCATCTAATGCTGTGATCTTCTGTAATAACATAATAGTCCAATAATCATCAAATGCATCTAAGAACCATAAGTCCTTACCTTTGTAACTATACATTGCGTTTAGACTATCGGTTGCACCAATCATTTGATCGTCTCTTAATATGTCTTTGTTAGTAGGCATTGCTACCATAACAACTTCGGTAGATCCATCAAATAATTCTGCTTGTTTTGAAACAGCCCCCCAGAATTCATAAACATCTTCTGGAGGATCTAATTTAACTAATTTTAGTTTACTGTTATCATATACAGATTTAGCATATGGACAAACATTTGCGTTATCAAGTTTATTAACCCAATCTTTTACATATGCATTTAAATCTGTGTTAGTCATTAAAATATTTGTCTAACATTTCTAATCTATCGTGCGCCGCGGCCATAGCATCTAATTCTTTTTGAATTGTTTCGATAATGTCCGAATGTTCGCCAATGCCTACAACTTTTTCCATGTAGACATCAATGTTAGTTTTATGCAATTCAATCTCCGCTTCAGCGTGTTTCCTTGCCGCATTTACCATTCTATGTTTCAACATAAGTCTCCTTTCTAATATGTTCCTATGTTTTCCCAAGGATATACTAACCATACATCCTCTTCTTCTTTGTTAATTTCGTGACAGGTATAACTTACTTTATCAAACTCACTTGCTAAGTTTTCTGTTAGTGTAGCAAAACGAACATTGTTACCCCAAACCTTTTCCCATTCAGGACTATTTGGTAAACAACCTGCAGGCCAGTCTTGCTTAATCCAATTAAATGTAGCACCAGTATCGTTAATGTCATCTACAATAAGAATCTTTTTACCTTCTTGTCCATGACCCTGTTGATGATATCCAAATGCATCTTCTGCCATCCAACAGTTGCTTTCACTTTCACTATCGTCATCACGCAGACTTACTTTAATTGCTTCGCAACGTATGCCAGTCATGTTACTAATAATAGTAGCAGGCACATTACCACCACGGGTAATACCTACAATGTAATCAGGACGCCAATTATCCTTGTACATTTGATTTACAATACTAACGCACATACGTTCTACGTCAGCCCAACTATAATAATGTTTTTTGACCATTTATTTTTTCTCTTTTAATTTAGGATGTGGAGTTTTATCATTATATATGTCTCCAGCCATAGCTTGTATTTGATCTACTAAGTGTGTAACTAACTCTACATCATATTCTTTACCAGGCGCTTTTTTATATTTTTCTCGATGTGCTTGTATGGCGATTGTGTGCATTGCACTTACTTTGTCCATTAGTTGTTGTATTGTATGTTGCATTTTTATATCTCCCTTTTTGATTCAAAATTTCCTTTATAATCTTGGTCGACCATTTTATATATAGAATAAAAATTATCCCATGCTTTTTTAAGTGCAGGATATTCTTCACACATTTCTTTTACTCTATCAGGATCAATATAATTATTTAAGATACTAGAATATGTAGATTCACTTGTTATATCACTTATATTGAATGTATATTCGCTACCAGTGGAAGTTAAATAATCTTCATTTAAGTTAATAGAAAATGTTTGATCATCATTCATCTGCAATCGCCTTATAAAGTGCTGTACCACTAAAAAAATCTTTGTTTAGTTTAGTACGTTGTTTGTCTAAACTAACAAGTAGATCTTCGTAGTTTTCCATATAGTTTACAATTTGTGCAACTACTTTATCTCTGTGATGTAAGTATGCATCATAGTCTTCAGTCCATGCACTTGGATATTTAAACTCCGGAAGTGCCATTTCGCTGTAACTAAGTCTATCAGGCACCATAGGAATAGCATCTACTAGTGCGCCTTCATACCAACTAATGCCAAGTGTTTCTTGTAAGTTAGCACTAAACACAAGTTTAGCTTCTCCTAATAGATTATGATATTCATTCTTTGTTAATTCTTGTTCTTGACACACAACAAATTCGTATTGCGGTAAACGCTCTTTGAGATCTCTAAAAATATCAACTTGTTTCTCAGGAGCAATACGATGCGGAAAGAGTATAAGATCTTTCTTTTCCATACCTTTGTAACTGTTTAAACTGTTCTTTAGATACTCCATAGGCCAACCAACTCTAATTGCTTTGTCCATGTCAACATCATAATTGTCCATCATAGTATCTGTAAACAAGTCAATGTGGAAGTCACTTGCAAAAAAGTTATCATCGTAACATTCATACATTGACATTTCAGCATGTCTTACCCAAGG